GTTCATAAAAAATTGTTTTATTAAATTTTAGTGAGTGACCTAATTCAGACACAATCCTTTCTTTTAATTCATGTGGATTGTATTCTACAAAAGCTCCTCTATACATAGCGGGTATCACCCCCGGTACAGAAGTACCACTTGCAGGTAATGGGTCTACACCATTAGGGTTAGTTTGATTTACGTTTATAGAATTAGTGTCATTATCTACGAATGGGTCTAGGAATCCGTTTTTCCTAAAATTCCAACCCCAACCATATCCAGCTGGAGAATTAGCTGTACCCTGATAATGCCATAGTAAATTCCTGTTAACCGGAAACACAGTTAAATATAAGTCACTAACCGGTCTATTTAAATTATCAAATAAATTATTAACATCTACATCTGCATTAAAATTCCATAGATATGTCGGGTACTCATCTATAATGCCTGTTTTAGATATACCATCAGGCGTTTTTTTACCTGGGAACACAAACCCTTTTCTATTATATATACCATTTTCAAACCCAGCTCTTACCAAATCATATTCGTTTTGACTGGTTATTAATTTATGTTTATGGACATAGTATTGTGAAAGAGTTTCTGCTGAACTACCTATATTAGCAATTCTTTTTAATGTCCCAACCGGATTATTTGTAGATATATATCCTGGGTCAACACCTATAACATAAGAATTAATTACATAATCTTCTGAACCTTCTAGACCATCTCCTAGAAAATCTACCTTAAAAATATTTGGATTTGTTATTATAGGTACCCCCTGTACTGTTGCTGTAACTTGTACGTCGGTAACTAATGTAACATTAACACCAAAAGATGTTGGGTTTTGATTTATCTCCACATATTCACCAACCTTTAATCCATGTGGTGATGCTGTTCTAAGTTGTATTGCCTCGTTACCATATACTGTAATAGCTGAATATTGAAAGGGAATACCGTCAGCAGCCCTAAAATTAATACCTGAAGAAGTTGCCCCATAATCCGTGTAAAATTGCATTGGTTGGTGGGAGTCCGCTGAAAAAACATAAGATAGATAGAAGACCCAGTTGTCTGTAGAAGCTGATAACTCACTATAAGGACCGGTACCTACACCACCATATCTTCTAGATGGTACCATATCAAACATAGACGCAGGTGGTAACCCAAGACATGGTGGTCCCGCGGTAATAATCCCAGCGTATAGTGGATTGGTTATATCTGGACAACCCAAATATTCTGGTAAAAAATAAACTTCGGGTAAAAAAGAGTTATCGTTTGTAACACCTGTTATAATATTATCGTATAAAAGATTAATTTTACCATACATTCTATAGGTTGTACTATATTCTCTCTCAAACCCAAATTGGTCTCTTAAATTCAATACTAGATTTCTATCTCCTTGGATTAAAGTTCTTTGGTGTGAAGCTAAGAATGGTTGTAGATTTATATCTTTATCTGTTGCTCCTTTGAATCTGGAGGAACCTTTTACAATTCTTATATTTTTATCGTTACTCATTATATTACTGTATCTGCTAATTCTTCATCAACAAACTTTCTTACAAAAGTATTATAAGCAGTTTCTCCTGGTCTTAAACCAAAGTAATGGAATCTTGGTTGTGAAAAAACTATTTGATTATTAGATATTGTAGATAATGGTGGGTAAATATCGTCTGGGTAATTAGCTGTACCACTCCACCATGGAAATGCTATGTCGTCTTGGTACGGTCCTGAATATCGTGACCCACCATTTGCCCAACTAACAGCAACAGTGTCCCACCAATCAATACCAAGAGCTAGAGGGTACCAGTCATCGTAATCCCCCGTCATATATTGCCAGTCATTTTTCCAATCACCAAATGGGGCACTTCCGAACATTCTCCATGATAGATAAGGAACAACTTGTGTAGTGGCAGATAATTCTTCAGCTATACAGGTTACCATTTCATTTGTACTCAATATTGATGGGGTTGATGCTGTATATTCTTTTGCTTGCCATTGAATGTCAAAGTCTGTACCCCAAGTATTAACCGCAAATTGTACATAAGGATTTCCATTAGGTGTGCCATCAAACCAAAGTCTTCCATTACTTACTGGGTATTCGTCAGGACCCGGTGGAGGTGGTGCTGGTGGGGGAACTGGTGGTGAAACAGAACAATCACAAGAGGTAAATCCAGGATTAGATTCATAACCAATAACACCCGCCATACAATTTTGCATTAGTGCTTGTGCAACATCTCCACCAATTCTTTTTTCTGGTCTACCAAAAAACTTGGCTAGTACGGCATCTTCATCATTTGCTTTTAGATTATATATGTCAGAAACTAGGTCTGTTATATCTTGGAAGGATGTACTACCCATCTGTGTGATTAATGAACAACCTTCCGAATATTTGTCATCCAAACATATTTGTTGTACACATTTATTTCTAGGCCCATAATCTACTATAGTTGTTGGCGTTAGTATGTGTCTATCTGTGTCACCATCAGCATGGGTACCTACTCCGGTTAACCAACTTGGCCACCAAGAAAAAGCTGCAGCACCATCATCACTAAAAGTAAAGTTTGTTATATTAGCGTTACCAGGTGTCACACCACCAAAATTACTACCTGGGTCAAACGGAGTAGACCTGTAGTAAAAAATGTTATCTGTTGGGTGTAAGTAAGTCATTAACGTACAATAATCACCGGTATAAACTTCCGTAGCTTCATCATACTGTAGTCTTGCTTTAAACTGGTACTGGTATAGGAACCCATTTACCCAATTATATTCCCAGAAATAATTCATAATACCGTTACATAACGCAACAGCTATTTTTTCCCTTTTATTATATTCATCAATTACTCGGGTATTGGTGTTGGATGCACCACAACCAGGATTAAAACATATTAACTTGACATAGCACCCACCACCAGCTAACAAATCATTAGTATTAGCGGGAGTATCTATTTCTGAATTAAAACCATAATCGTCAGGACAACAAATAGTGTCACCTGGTGCCGAACAATCATTTCCACCCCAATCATAGTTGGCGTCCAATATCGCGAAACTAGCAGCTGTAGGGCTACCACCAGGGGGTGCATTAGGCACATTAGTTCTACAACTACATTTTTCACATTCTGGGTATTTGGTCTGTCTTAACGTAAAGAGTATAAAACCCATTTCAAGACCAAAAAATCTACATGGAAAACAACCATTACAGGGATTTCCTGATGCGGTACTACCACCCCAACAAAAATCATCACATATACCAATATTAATAGAAGGTGGTCCCCAAGAAACTACGTGTATGGAATTCCAAAAACTAACCACAGTACATACTATACCCAATATAATCATTATAGGGGTTAATATTATACCAATAATAGTAGCCAACAGACCAATAAGAACTATTAAAAACTTATATATTGTGGACAAAAAATCTAATAAGAACATATATAAGAATATGAGAAAATTAGGTTTTCTCACCGCACTATTAATCGGGAAGAACATTGCTGTTGTAGAACATTGTTGTTCAGCTTCTGGTAGTATTTCTTTTATTCCTAAAAATTGTTGTCTCCCAAATTGTTTATGTTTATCATGGAATTGTGATGGTGTGTAAACTTTATTATAGGTCATATCGTAAAACACATCATCTGCTCCAGGCATAAGATATTGTTGTGCGTAAGGGTGGTATTCACTATATCTTGTAGAAAAATTATAACTTCTAGGGTCGGTATTGCCAGGGTCACCGCCTGGGTCTGTGTTAAACTCTCTAATGTTAGGAACTAGATAGTTAGCGGCTCTTACTTGTTGTCCGGATGTAGATTTATTAGCTCTAATCCTAAACCTACATCTCGCTCTCGTAGGTACACCTTTTTCTGGGTCACCCGACCTAACTAACATACCAAATTCGTCTGTTATTACATGGTCTAAATTCATTTCTACAGAACAAAAGAAGGTTCCATTTTCGTCTATAACCCTACCTCCATTTGGTAAGTAGTATCTTTGTAGTATGGGTACTGTACCTCCTGCACCCCCAAAAGCTGCTGGGTCTTCGTCAAAAAATGGTGTATACCTAATACAATCCACTAAACCTGTCTGTGTGACAAGACTACATAGTTCCCCCATATCTCTAGAAGGTTGGCAGTTTCTACCTACAGCATTTTTATCTGTATCCGTTGCTGTCCCACCCATAAAGATAGCTGTTGGGGTTATGGAGAAATTATTATCTGCTAAATCGAAATCTACTCTAGTTATAGCTGCGGAACAGAATTCTTCGTCACCCCAAAAAGGACTTATTTCTATAGTCTTATTTTGATTTATAATTTGGGGCAGTCTATCTATCGAAGTATCTGTTTTAAATCTAGGTCCATCAAATTCACTATCAGCAAATCCCTGTATTTTAAAATCTTCTGGTAATAAAGAGAAACATCCAATATCACTTAAATCTACATCCATAACAATACTTTGGGTACCTGGAGGTACACCATAAATCATAAAGTCACCAGCTTCATTAGTTTTTACTGTAAATTTATAATATTTGTCATAAACATATCTAACCTCTTGTTTATTTAATACATCTTCTAATGTAGGAAATGTACCTACCGGTACATGACAGTCATGACTTCTTTTAGAACTTAATAGATTATATCTAACTCCATTTTCGTCTTTTTGAAATGGTTCTGTATAGGGGTATAAAGAAGTTACTATTTTATTTTTTGAGTCTTCTTCATCTAAAGGAATAAAAATAGATACTTTTGCATTAGGTATGCCGTATCCTTTATTTGCTATAACTCTACCCACCACAACACCAAAATCAGCACACATTCTTGTGTACAAATCACTTTGGGTTAAAGATAGACTTAAGATTTCTAATAAATCAAAATCTTGTTTAAGTTCAAAGGTTACTTTTTTATCTTTACCAACTTCTGTTCTAACTCTAAAATTTTTAGACATATCGACTTTACTAAATAAATAGTTATTGTATCAAAACTAATAATAGTTATGGCCTTTTTTTAGTAAAGATTACGAGAATACTGGTTTGTTTAGTTTTTTAATTCTAACAGCTATATCTTTTTCGGGAAATCTTATCTGTAATATCTCGTCTGGTTGTGCAAATACAGTATCATCTATTAACCCAATTTCTCTTTCTGTGACATTAATATACGGTTGTGTTGTAACTGATTGTGAGTATTCACCCCCTACTTTATTAAACACCTTTAAATCAACTAAATTCAATACACCATTGGTCCTCATAATATCACCCCTTAAAGCCCCCAACGATAAATCATTACCCATTTCCAATTTATCAACACCAAAATAATCACTAACAACGTTAATTACATTTGTAACAACTTCTCCTTGGGTTGCAGAATTTTCTATAATAAGGTCTACTAGGATTGAGAGGTCCACGACCTTACCAGAACCTATACTAATATAATCATTTAACATCCTGTAGTTTGATAGGTAAGTTGCGATATTATTTTTAAGTGTAGAACTTACATTAGATGTTAATGCTCCATCCGGGGTGTAGGATAGGATGTTTAACATAACCTTATTTTCAATTTCTGTAACACCAACTTTTGCAGGTGCACCAAAAATAGCAGGCATTGTTCTGAGTTCAGAAACGTAATCATTAATAGTGACCGCTCTATTTTGTGCAGCAAAGTTAAATGCTATGTAATTTCTAATTTCATCCACACTCATTTGGTCTGCACCTCCTATTGCTGCAGTAACATTAGTTACGGATAAACTATTAACCACGGTTTGACTTATTTGAGGGTTTGGTCCCGCTACAACAAAATCTATAGTCCCAACTATACTGACGGCCCCAGCCCCTATGTTTGAGGCTTTACCACCACCCACTCTGTACTGTACAAAAATTGTTGTGTTACCCCTAACCATATTACCTAATGATATATTATTCATATATCTAGACAAATCTAATTTAACACCTTTAGATGAAAACTCATCTAGTAGGTCTTGTGAGGTTTCATTTCCACCACCAAAAGTTAAAAAGAAAAATCCTTCTGGAGTAAATTCACTTATAAATCTTTGTGGTGCATTTATATACTTACCTACTTTTATACCTGGGTCGTCAGACGGTGATGATGGGTCAAGAACAAAAACTTCATTCTGTGCCAAAGCTTCAACTTCATACCATTTATTAGCTGTTGTTGATATAAACTCTGAGTTACTTGGGAGAGTTTGGTATCCTACACCACTTTTTTGTATTACTCCAGTGACCCCTATAACATTTTTTTCTGGTAAGAATAATTCAAAAAATGGTCTATTATCGTTATCCGTAATTTCTTTTTTAAATATTTTAGTAACACCATTAACAACAACCTCTCTTTTGGTTATTGTGTAGTTTATTAGTATACCGTTAGAATCAAAATTAGGTATTTTAGTTCTATTTGGTACACCATCACTACTATATGGTGACGAAAAATCACAGTCTTGTGTTAATTCAAAAATTTGACCACCACCTCTAAATTGTGAACCTGCTCTTAATAAACCAAGATATCTAAAATCTTCTTTATCACCTAATGCTGGTACCACCACAGATAAGTCACAAACAGTTACTGAGGGTCTGTTTCCTGGTATTTTTAAAGCATAAGTTCTAGCTAAGTTATATAATGAACTTCTTTCTTGTGCAAATTGTAACACCGTTTCTTGGAAGGTTCTGTCTATCTGAAAATTTAAGTTGTCTGCAACCGCAGCGTTTAAATCTAAAAATACGGAGTATATCGAAGCGTCGTTCGCATTTTGTATTAAGTCTGGATAATAGGTATTAGTTATTCTTAGTAATTCATTCCTTATACCTAAAAAATCTCTTTCTGTATATGCTACTTTTTTCTCTGCCATACTATAAATTTATAATAACAAAATCTTTAGTTTCAAAAACATTATCCCCCATACTATAATCAATTCTTATTCTTACACTATACTCCATTTCTTTAGCACCACCAAAATCAAAAGTATTTTTTTCTAAAGATTCAACGTCAGTACTATTCTGTTCCTCAAATCTTATATCATCCGCGGTTTTAACATCCACATTATTAATGATAAGGTTAGGTATAAATTCTGCTACTGCTTCTCTTATCTCTCTATCAATACTTGTTTTAGTTGCTGAATCTAATGGTTCGAAAACATATTTTATTAGATTAGTCCCAAATGAAGGTAAAAAATAACGTGCTCCTTTCTGTGTTAATATGAGATGTATTAAGTTAGATTTTACCTCACTATCAGCAACTCTATTAAGTCCAAGAAAAAATCCTTCTTGGCTATCCACAAAGGGAAACGCTATTCCATATCTTTGATTAGGCATTCTTTTTTATAATAAATACTTCAAACATTACTTTAGTTGTGTGTTTGTTTTTTGGTGTGGTGGCCAATATGGACAATGTTTGCATCCATTACCACAACAACTACCCCTTCTTTTGTGGTAATCTTCTGTCATTACCATCATTCCATTTTCCCAATAAAAATCTTTTCCTTGTAGTTTAGGTTTTAAAAACTCTCTATAGTGTAGTTCTGCAATCCAATCGTCTCTTCTATTCATTTTTATTTTCTATAATTTTTTCTTTAT